GCTCCAGAAGTTGTATTTATAAAATAACCTTTTCCTGAAACCGCTGTAAATGGAGTTGAAGTTTGGATTGTTGTTACCCAATCTACTGTACCTGTTCTACCCATTCCTGATGTTGAAGCACCTGATGCAATAGCAACTGTGTCACCAGATTTTCCTAGAGTAAGTGTACTTCCACACTTAACAACCATATTGTTGTCGCCTGTATCTTTTATAGTGTTTACTTTAATTGTACTTGTCATAATTATTGAAATTTATACCTTATTATTACTCTTCCACTACCACCATTTCCAGCGTTCGATCCTGATCCATTAGTATCAATACCACCTCCGCCACCACCTTCGTTTGTTCCACCTGGCCCTGCAGTATTAGGTGGATAACTTGGATTTCCAGCTCCAGCGCCACCACCACCTAGTCCACCAGTTCCTCTAGGACCTGCAGATTCAGAGTTTCCTCCTCCACCTCCAGAAAAATTTAATGGACTTCCTGTAATATTTGTTGTTGTTCCAGCTCCTCCATTTGCACCACCATTGGCTGGCGTTCCTGCAGTCGCACCAACTGCACCTGCACCGCCTCCGCCACCACCACAGTTTCCAGCACCACCTGAAGCACCTCCATTATTTCCTTGTGGAGGAGACACAGAAGGTGTATTACCTGCTCCGGCTGCTCCACCATCTCTTGATCCTCCACCACCGGATCCTCCAGCTCCACCAGCTCTTAAATTCCCTGCTGGGTTTGTTGCACCACCACCTCCACCGCCGCCGCCAGCGGATGTAATTGTTGAAAAAATTGAATTTGATCCAGTCCCACCTCTAGGAGCATTAGAACCAAAACTAGTAGGAACTCCTGTTCCTCCACCACCGACAGTTATAGGATAACCTGTAGCTGGTAAATTTTCTAAAGACGTTGTAGTTTTTAAAGGTGAAGCTGTATATAAAGGTGCAGCACCAGGTTGTTGAGATTCTCTATAACCTCCGCCACCGCCGCCGCCACCGCCGCCGTCTTCACCGCCACCACCGCCACCGCCAGCAACTACCATATAATCTATTTTATTACTTCCACCAGCATTACCTGACTTGCTAATTGTAAAAGTCCCAGGACCTGTAAAAGAATGAATTTTATAATCACCACTTTCTGTAACTGAACCGCCTGTTGCAACTACAAATTCAGGATCTGGGTCTTTATTTGCAACATCACCATCGTTTACAGTAATCCAACCTTTTGTTGAATCTGCATAAACAAAAGTTATAGCATAACCACTGTTAGTTAAAACTACATCTGCAGCACTCCCTTGAATATTTGAACCATTTCTACCAATAGTTAAATTTTCAGTTCCAAAAGAACTAGAATAATCTGCTACAGAAACAATGTCTCCTGCAGAAGGTGAACTTGGTAAATTAACTTGAAAAGCTCCACTAGCAGTATTACAAAAATAACCTTCTCCTGATGTAGCAGTAAAAGTAGCTGTTTTAATTGATGTTTGCCAGTTAACAGAACCCTCTCTTCCAAAACCAGACTGAGTAGCACCACTAGCTAAAGTTACAGCCGTGCCAGAACCACCTAAAGTTAAGGTTGAACCACTTTGTTTATCTATTGCATCTACTTCTATTTTACTCATTAAATTACTACCAATGTTCCTGTTATTGTTTGTGTTCCAGTAACTGTAACTGGCCCTGCTAATACTCCTGAATCCAAAGTTTGATCTTCAGATAAAGTTGAATTATGTGTAACAACATAAGTTGTAGCTTCCATGACTGGTGAAATAGTTTTATTAGATGGTATTGTGCAAAAAACTTCTTTTGTGCCAGATGAAAAATTTACTAAATTATTTGAATTAGTAGAAGATATAACCGTAACTCTTGATAACGTTCCTGTGCCTGCAGTAGTGAGTGCATAACCCATACCTGAGTGTGAAGTACAATAAGTGTATAATGTTGGTGCAGAAGCAGCCACTGTTAATTCTAATCTTCTTGTAGTCGCTGAGGAAAAACCAGAAACATAAGCAGATTCAGTAACAGCACTACCATCTAATTTATAAACAACACCTGTATTATAACTTGACCCTCCGCCATGTGTTCCATCTGCAGTTGTAGAAATTTTAAGTGGATGTGAATCTACTGAAGAATCATCCATATTAAAAGTATATGTTACACCTTCTGCTAAATTAACAGTTGCCTGCAAACTTCCATCTGTGTAGTATTTGTTTCCACTTCCTGGATTAACAACAGTGATCGTTAAAGTCACACCAGCGTTAACAACACCAGTCCCAACTTCAAATTCATCGGAACCAGTATTAGTTATGCAGTAATATGTATTTTTACCCGCACCAATACCTCCGACAAATCCTACGAAGTCTTGTGAAGCACCGTCTAAAGTTACTGTTCCAGTTCCGGTAGAGATGCTTGTTTCTTTAACTCTATCGTCAATGACAAGAGCCATGCACCCTCCTTAACTAATTCTTAATATTGCTGCTGTTGAATTAAACGTTGGAAACTGAACTGTAAATGTTCCTGCAGTTGCAGTTTTGTCTCCACCAAAATTTAAAACAGCTACAGCTTTATTACTGTTTGATGTGTTATAAATTAATGCGCCACCTACTGTTAAAGTTACTCCAGTAAATGATAATTCTGCAAAATCAACAATTGCAACTCCTGTATCTAATGAAGTTTGTTGACCAGTTAATACGCCACCACCTGATGTGTACTGACCAGTGTTTCCATGTTCACCACTTGTTGTAAATGATGTAGTTGCTGCNGATAAGTTAGCGTTACTNGCGTATAGTGCTAATTTAAAAACATCACCACCAGATTGTAACTCATGTCCACCTTCAAGTATTTCTTTTTTAAAGCTATTTGCTACTGCTTGTACTATTGCCATAATATTTCTCCTTATAAAATTGTATTCGGTGATGGAGATGCAATTTTTTGTCTTGGTACTCCATCATCGTATTCAGCTCTTCTACGTCTACCCATTTGTTGTATCGCAAAAGCCTGTAAGCCCTCATTATACCTTTCTTTATACAGTTTGTACATATCCATGGGGCCTTTAAGATAACCAAAAGCCTCAACTAACACACCATGAAGAAGCATGGCTTCTTGGTATGTAGCAAGGAATGTATTGTTTGTGCTTGTAAAATGTGGAGGAGTAATAATGTAATTTAATTGTACTGCATATGCCTGATCAGGCACAGGAGCAACTACAATATTATTCTCATCCCAGTTGGCGTAGAATTTTGGCTGACCAGTAGCACCAGAGCCATTAAACTCTGATATAAAACTAGTATCTCTTTTTTCCATATAAGTTCTAGAAGATGACAAATCTGATGAAGCAAAAACTTGTAATGATCTAATNACTAAAAAATCAGANGGCATAACAAGAAATCTTTTATTAGCATTAAAATTTGATGTGGAGTATTTTCTTGTATCATCATAATCAACTTTACCTGCAATATCTAATTCTGTATTTCTAATAAATTGATCAAGCAAAGTGTCAGATAATACATTAGAATCCACTTCAGCGTAGCTTCTTATTTGTGTCAAAAAATTAGAATATGTTATAGCCATTATGTTGTAATTGTTACACTCCCTAAAGTTATATCAAGTTGTCTTTCTCTATTTTCTTCTGATGGATTTTGAGGCACCATAGAAGCAACAGTTGTTGTAATGCCATTTCCTGTAAATGAAGATCTATTTACTTGAAAATCAAAGTTACCAGGCAAAGAAACATTTACCACAGTTACTGCTGCACCACCTGAATCTACAAGTGTATTATCATTAGGTGCAAAAGTTGGATTTAATGACTTCATAGTTTGTGGTTGTTGAAATCTTTGTGGTCTTGTATTTTGTAAAGCAATGGCATCTGCAGTGTTATATCTTCTTTGTATCTGTGGATGTTTAGGTTCAAATTCAGATATATGCACCAAAGATCCATTCCATTCTTTGACCATTTCATTATATGGAAAAGCTTGTCCAGATCTATCTGATATTGCTTGTGATTTATTTCCTGTAGCGTATTTTCCCATATTAACTTACCGATGGATAAAAAGTTTGTGGAGCTATGAATGTGGAAGCTCTTTGACCATCCTCATCTAACGCTCTTTTTAATTCATCTTCATATATTAATTTATTTTGTTGCACTAATGATGGAGCTTTTTTCATTGCTAAATAATAAGCAAGACCTGCACACATGCATGGTAAAAATCTATATGCAACATCTGCTTGATTTGTATAAGCTCCTGCGTCTTCGACTCTATTAATAGAATAATATTTTAGATGAGTATATGTATTTAAATCTGGAGTAATGTATAAAAATATTTTTGGTAAAGTTTCTCTTTTTACATAATATTGTGACGGTTGACCTTTTGCACCTTTATTAGGTAAAGCTGCATAAGCAGATCTATCAATTTTTGTTAAAGACACGTCAGTTCTTGTACCCGTGTTGTTAGCTGATGTAGAAACAAAAGCTTCTAATACATCATTTGTGTTTGTCGCTGTAGAATATTCAGCTTGACCTTCAACAAGTGCTATTGTGTTAAGAGTCACTTTCCAAAGATGAATACCTCTGTTACCCCACTCTGCAAATAATAAGTTTAAACTTCTTCTAGCAGACCTAAGATCATAACCTGCGTTAGTAGATAGACCACATCTTTCATAACCTTCATCGATGATTTCGTCTATATTTAAATCAAATGCTGTAGTTCCTGATGTTGCCATATTAGTTTAATTTTTTCTTTTTAAGTTTTCTCATCATCATAGCTTTTGCTTTTGTATTTAAACTTTTTGCATAACCAGCTAATCCTCTTCTTGTTTTTCTCATTTCTCTTACAATTGGCTTTTTGCCAGCTTTTCTTGCACCTAGAATTACAAATTGCGTCATGTCTACAAGCTTTTGACTTTTTGCTCTCTGTGTGTCTAGTTTTTGTAAACCTCTCATAAATTTTTTATCTTTTAATGAAGCTCTGCTAGGATCCATCTGAGGTGCTTTTTTATATAATGCAGCCGTATCCTTCATAGCTTTTTTTCTAAATTGTTGGTAAGGTTTTGATTTTACAGCAGCCTTCAAACCTTTTGTTAATAATCCGCCTAATAGCATTTTTCTATACATTATTTATTTTTAAATCCTTTCAATAAGTTACCATAATATTTTTCGTAACTTTTATTGCTTATGTATTTTCCATCTATTTCAGAAGTTATATAACTGCCAATATATGGCTCTTCTTTCTTTTTTGTGCCTGGAGCTTTTGATGTAGTCTCGCTGAATGCTGCTCTACCCATTGCTGCTTTAAATTTAATCCTGTGTTTGATAGCCATGTTTCTCCTTTTTGCGGTTGTACAACTTCTTGGATTGTATCACTTTTGGTTTGTAAGTTCTAGACCTTAGATTTTTAGCAATTGGATTAAACGATGTCTTTAGCTTTGCCAATAATTGGTTTATATTTAGTTTTTCCTTCACTTTTGTAGGCCCATAGGTAAGATGCTCTTGGTGTTCCTTCAATCCAGCTGCAGTGAATCCAACCTGAATTAGGCTCGCCAGGAGTGTAGAATTCAAGTATCAATTGATCTGGTGAAAGGTTTGATTTTATCCAATCAAAAAGTTCAGCATTGTCCACGCCAATACATTCGAAATCTGCCGCCTCAGCTTTTG